GTCTGCAATAACGATAATGTTATTGAAGTATTTTTGTAGTAGGTCTGTTTGGAAATTAGATACGTTAGCACCTAATGTCGCTACCGCTGGAAAGCCACACTGGTCAAGACGAATGGCATCGAATGATGATTCGACAACATAGACCTTGCTTGATGTCTTTACACGGTGTAGATTGAATAGGACTTTACTCTTTGGAAGTCCTGGAGTATTTTTAAAGTCTTTGCCTTCGATTGATCTTCCAACGAAGCCAACCTCTGTGCCATCGGGCGAGTGGACTGGGATAGTGACCATGTCCTGCTTTTCAGAGAATCCTAGGCCAAACTTCTTTACGGAATCTTCTGAGACAAGTCTGCCAGAGTAGTAACGCATGGCACGTGGGGAATCTAATGCTTGTTGATTTAAACGCTTAATCAAAACTTGGTCATACTGCGTGTATTCTGGTTTAGTGACCAGAGCCTTACTAACTATCTGCTCAATGTTAGTTTCTGTTTCTTTAGATTTGATATATCGGATTGCCTCAAAGTAAGATCTTCCAGATGTGTGCATGATGAACTCTGGTAGGCTAGCAACGTGGTGGCAAGAAAAGCAAAAGAACGTTCCGTTTACCTTGTCGATTTCTCCAGCAGGCGAACGGTAATTGTTGTGGTATGGGCAAAAGATAATGTAATCAGAATCTACTTCTGATTCAATGTCGATTCCCGATCCAACAAGGATTCGCTGGATTTGTTCGGCTGTGTATAAATCACTGTTGTGCCGTCTATCCCCACTACGCATTCAATCTTCTTCTTTCCTATGTATGTTCCGTATATTGATATTTTAAATATAAAGGTTTCTGTTTTTCTATTATACCTGATCGTGAAGTCTGAGTCAATGTCAAGCCTTTCAGCATATCCAGAGTCTCTCATTTGTTGTCTTAACAACCTAGTGTATTCTGTTTTTAATCTTGGAATTGCTGAGTCATCGTGAATCTCTCCACTAAATGAAAACCGCTTAATAGGCTTATGGTGTAAATTTTCCACACTCTATTATAACCAATTTTCTTTTAGTTATCTTCAAAATCCTTGTACTTATACCAGCCCTTGTCAAAGTCTACCTGCACCAAGAACTCGCCCATAAAGCCATTACGGTTCTTACGGAAGACACACTCCAGGATGTCTGAGTTAGTGGCACGGCCTAGTGCTAGCACCCAGTCAGCATCGTAGGCGATCTGACGAGACCATGCGGTCTGACCTAGGGTAGGAACTGTGTCTAGTTTAGTAACGTCATCTGGCGTAGCAGACGAGATAGCAATGATAGGAATCTCTTCGCTAATAGCCATAAGTTTTAGTTCACGAGATAGGTTCTTCATGCGTACCGTTTCGTTGTCTGACTTCTGGTTAGGCGACATCAACTGTAGGTAGTCCACGATAACTAGGTCTGGCTTATACTGGTCAATCTTTCCACGAATAACTGATGGGTTTACTTCTCCACCAGAATCGTTTGAGATGATGTGGAACTCTGGCTTGCCAGCAAGTTCCTTAGAGTGCCAACGCTTTAGGTCTTCAATCTCAACCTGACCATTAGATAGTTTACGGTGTGACCAAAGACCCTCACCCATAATCGCAAATACACGATTACGAACTTCTGTCTCGCTCATTTCAAGAGAGATAATGAGTGGAGATCTGCCCTGCTTCCATGCTTGTACCGCCATGTAAAGGGCAAACCAAGACTTGCCGATACCTGGATACGCTAGGAAGACACCCAACTGTCCTGGAGTAATTCCAGCAGGTAGGTAGTTGTCGAAGCCTGGCAAACCAGTCTTGATGCCGATTGAGCCAAGTGCTTGCTGTCTTGCTAGGTTCTCAAAGTATGCTACCGCTGAGTCAAGATCTGTGGCATCAATGTCACGGATGGTTGCGGTGTTCTTCTTTAGTTCTGAAGTCTTGGCAATGATTGTTTCTAGGGCATCGGAACTGTGTCCAGCCTGCACATCTGCAGCAGCATTACGAAGAAGTTCTTTAACGCTGTCGTTCAGGAATTCTTTCTGAAGTTCTTCTAGGTGATACTTGGTAGCACCAATGTTCTCGGCTGGGGTAAAGTCACGAAACTTTTCGATCACTAGGGATATTGGTGGCACAGAGGAGTTGGCCTCTGAATAGTTTCTGATAAACTGCCAAATGTCTTTGTGGGTACGCAAAAGATTCTCTACGTTTGCCTGCAACAATACGTGAACCTGTTTGTCTTGTAGGACTGCTGTTAATAGTCTAGCCTCTGTATTACTCATTGTTTAACCATTCCTTGGCCAGTCTACGGCGTTCGGCTCTCTCTTTGTTGTCTAGTTCTAGTTGTTCACGTTTAGTAATTATGTCGTGAGCATAGTTTGCAAAATATTTCCATGTTGGACTTTGTGCAACATCAAAGTAATATTGTAGCAGGTCATAGCAGAAAGGTAAAGTGTAAGATTCGATTAGAGCATCTGCTGCCCACTGCTCTACGTTTAAATTCAATAATGGCTTTGCCTCAAACTTTTGGGTATGTAGTTTAGAGTATCTTGAAAGCAAAGCCATTCGGTCTTTGCGTTCTGCCATTATTTGCCTTCGATCTCGCCCTTGGCCTCAGTTACCTTTTCCTGAAGTTTGGCCTCAACAAAAGAGTATACACGATCGAATGCTTCGTTGGTGTTCTCACCATCACGCTTGCTATCTGTTACAGATATGTCAATTCTCAATGACTGAAAATTGCCTAGGTTGAGCGTATAGCCTAGCCCAACGGTTACCTTGGTGTCTTCGTTATTCATACCCTGTTCCTTTCAAGAACAATTAAATCGATTCAGACCAGATGGGGATAAACCGTCCATCTTCGGTCCTTGTATATGTAAGTATACCATCTCCCATCCTACGAGTCAACTCTTGTTTTGTGGGAGTCATGTCGTTGGTAATGAGTTTGTCTTTTCTTGGTCTTCCAATATGGTAGGAAGCAAGTATATCACGAATCTCACGAACCTGCGACTCTGAGTAATAACTTCTTACCTGCCAGCCTGTGCTACCGCCTTTTTGAGATCCTGTAGGATGTGGGATAACCCCACGCTTCATTAGGTCTGGCATATACTTCTTGTGTCTGTTTACAAGGTCTGCCGTTTCCCCAACTGTGAAGGCTCGTTCTCTATTCTTTTTAAAATCATTAATAAGACAACTTTCAATTCTGTCCTGAATAATATTATAAACAGACATAATGCCATTAGATTTGTTTAGGTGGTGAACTCTTACAAGATCTCCGTTTAAGAACCAAACCTTTTTATTACCTGGAATAACAGGCTTATCGTTATATCTATTTTTGTCAATAGAATTTGATTGGTTGGCAGCCATGATAGACCTACTAAGACCTAGGGACTCCAACAGCAATAAGGTTTACTCCGATTGAAACGTTACCGTTTGCATTAAAAATAACTGTTCCTTCTACCTTACTGGTTGTTATAGATTTTAGGATGACGGTTACATTTCTACCTGCGTCAGTTGAGTTTAAAGTATATGGCGTAGCGGTAACGATTGGTGGCACCTTAAAGGTAACTCCATTCGGAAAGTCTAGCGAAAAGTCTTTTGTGGTTCCTGCTGTTACTGCCTGTGCTGTACCAAAAATTTCTTTGTAGCCACCGACAAAAACTAGGTCTGATGTTTTAGAAGACTCTGGACCTGTTGAAGTAATAACTGTAGAGTTTCCTACTGAGGCAGATGCTGCTTGCTTATCAAGCATTGAGTTAACAGCCTTGACGATTGTTGACACGTAGTCAAGGTCTAGTGGCTGTCCTGGTTGTGGGTCTTGTAATTGTGGCATATGTCTATTATATCACTAAAACGTCTATGATGGGACAGGATCTTGACCTTCAAATATTAGTGCAAATGGTTCGTGCACCTGATTTGAGGTTGGCTGTTGTACCCAAATTCTTACCCCTTGTGCTGGCAAATTTGTATCTGGGTCTATTGGAACCAAAGTGTTGTATGTTGGTGTAGAAACTGTTCTAACATAAGTCCACCCTAGAGTATCGTTAAGATAGTTATCTTCAAAGTCCCACTTAATAAATATTTCGTAAACTGTATTTGTATTTGTTTCTGCCCAGGTTGCTGATACTTGTCTTTCAGATATAAAAACAACCTCTCCGTCTACAGATAGCGGTTCTTCTGTAGGAATATCTTTTTGAAATGTGTGCATTGGTGACCAGTGTGATGTTCTGTTACGGTCTTCTGAGACAACCCTGTATCTAATGGTGTAACCAGATCCAAAGATCTTTGGCACATTTTCAACAACAACCTTTTTTACAACATCAGCCATTCTAAACCCCTACGTTAATTCCAAACCTGAACTCTATGTAGTTCTTAGTATTCTGATTTTTAATTACAGTTTCACCGTTGGCTGTTTTAAAAAGAGTATAGCCAGTTAATCCATATAGCGGATTCTGAGTCGTTGTGTTGTCAAGCCTAATTCCATCAAGGGCTACGTAGTAGTCGGAGGATGAGGAGCCAGAATCTGTTACAGAAGTGTATATTTCAATTTGATCTACGATTCCCCAAGAAAATCCAGTTCTATAAAATAGTTCTTGAAGTTGTTGTTCTACTACCACATATCTGTTATTTGCAAAGTCGTGCTGGCCTTCACCTGTTCCGTTAGGAATTGCTATTTGCATATTTGCATATACAGATGGGTTTGCTGATGATGCAAACCTTACCATAATCTCAATTAGGTCTGGAATATCGGCCGATTCGTCTCCATCCTTATTCATTACAGAAAATGCTAATTTTAGTTTATCTGTTGGTGCATTTCTATTTAGATTTACGGAGGTTCCTGTTAGTTTTATGTAGTCTGATCCAAGGCCTGCAGTCATTTCTGTTCCAGGTCCAGTATCTGAAAGCGTAGCATTTCCTCCAACAATTGCTAAAGACCCATTTAAAATTCTTGGCCTTTCATATCTAGCAATTCTGTTTGCATTTCCAAACAATATGTTTGTGCTAGTAAAGAAGAATGCTGGCGAGGTGGTTGTTATTACGTTGCTTGTACTAATCTCTGTTTCTAGCAATATTTCTTCGGTGGTTGATCCACCAACATCTACATATTCCCATCCCTCATTTTCAGAGAATGTGTATAGCATTCTGCTATCAAAGCCTACTGCACTTGGGTTGCCTCCTGCTGAATAAACACCAACCTCAGTAATTTCATATCTTTCTTCTGTTGGAAGTTCTGCTGTAAATACAATCTTTTCATCATTTTGATCAGTAAGTTCGTTGTACTCACTAATATACCCCCTAGATAAAATTGGCAATCTTAGCATCTCAAAGTCTAGGGTTTCCTTGTTTGAATAGTCTCCAAACGGCTCTTCGTCTATTTTAGATAGTGGCTTTGGACCACAGCCAATAGCAATAAACGATGCATACGCTGGTGCTTGGCTAATCAAAAACTTGCTTAGAATGTTTTTGCCTGTATTTGTAATCACGAACTTTCTCCTGTATCACTATATATTGTATCACTAAGTATCTCGCCTTGGTAGAGTATTTCTACTTCTACCGTCTCATCTGGTTTGAGATTAACTAACTCAATAGTAATTATACCATTAGCATCGATGGTTACGTTGCTTTCTCCTGCTGCAATGTTTGGAAGTCTTTCTTCCAGTTTGATGGGAAAGTTGTCCATATAGTTTGGCAGGGTGTCTTGTAGTGGGATAATGTTGAAAGCGTTAAATTGGCTAGCAATGATCTGGGCATCTTTAATTGGCTGATATTTAGTGTTAAATCCATTAATAAGATCGTGTCTTGATAACTCAATCAATTCGTTACCGCCAAGCATTTCTAAAAACATCTGTGCAGCAACAATGCCAGAAGGCGATGTCGGGTATAGTTCATAGGTTTCTGGTGTTGCTATTTTTACACCACTAGAAACAACCGTTGTGGTTGTTGCAATGTTTTGAACAGTGCCCTGATCTGGCTTGGGCTTAACATCTTTTCTAAAGTCGTCATCGCTGCCAATGGTTTCTACTGGATATCTTAATCCAAATCCTGGCCCCATATATCCTGCACCCATATTAGATCACCTCACTTAAGTATACCGTCATTGATGGTCCTTGCACACTCTTAGAGTATTCGATGTTGTACACAACGAATCTTGAAGAACTTGAAATGACCTCATTGCTATCGTTGTTGGTATAGTCTACCTCAACAATATCTCCTAGTTGAACTGTTGGCATTCCAAATAGGTCGATGCCTACTGCCTTTCTAGGAGTAGTAACTTTTGAAAGCAGCCATCCCATCAGGTCATCTGCGTCGTCATGTGATTGAATGTACGGAGCATCTAGAGAAAATTCTAGCATTCCATATTTTTGCCTACTAAATTTAATATCATTGAATGACTGCTTAATCTTTAGTGGCGACTCAATAGTTGTTGAGGTTGTGTATTGCGTGTTTGACAACTCTCCCTTTTTATTAAAGTATTGGTCAACAGTCAGTTGGTTCTGCGATCCTTGAGTAAAAGTTATGCCAGATATCTGTAGGTAGTTTACAGAGTCATCTGCAAGGCTAATTGTGCTATCTGTTGCATTAAAGATTAAGAACTCTGCTCCATATGCCGTTGGCATAAAGTTTGAAATAACATAACTCTTTACACGGTTAATTGTTGGCACAAGCAAAGACCTGAATGATGGATATGCTTTTTCGTATTTGATATCGAAGTAGGCTGCTTCTCGCATAATGGTTCCAAACTCTTCGAAGTAGATATTTTGCTTTGGTGGCGTGTTGGGATCAAGGCTTGACAAGTATACCGACTGAACAAAACCGCTAAGTGCATATTTGCTTAGTGCTTCGCTAGTGTTTATATCTGTATCTCCAAATACGCTATTTACTGGAGTGTCAATCTTTTGCATGGTGTTATCGCTGTAGTTGTTTCCTAGAGCATATAGGTTTTGAAATACACACTTTGCAGTGCCTCGGACAAACATAGCCACGTTATTGTATAGTTTAATATTTCCGTCTTCGTCTGTTTCTGGGCTTGGGTCATCGACTGTGGTTAGCAGTCTTCCGTTTATATATAGATAGAACCTTAGTGCAGAACCTACCTGCTTATATTCTACAGATATGTCATAGTCTGGTAGCACTGTTGTTTCTGTTACCCTGCCAGCATTGACAAAGTTGTCGTCCCCAATAACAATGTTTCCAATGCCTTCCCATAGCACAACTGGAATTGCATTTGAGTTGGCAGAATCTTTTTTAATCTTGTAGAAGAACATGTCTGAAAGTGATATGGCGTTATTGTTTGCATCCTTAAGAGAGTTTTCTTGTGATAGGGCAGCCAACTCAAAGTAGTATCCGCTATTTGTTGCTGGGTTTACAAGGATTCCAAGACCCCCAGAGCCTCCAGAAACGCTTAGGGCTTCCTGCTTAGAGCCATTTAAAACATCATAATAAGTTGACGATCCAATTGCTGACTGGATCTTATCTGTGCTATTCTCAACAGTTCCAGCAATTCTTACCCTAGTTCCAAAGTGGGTAAACTTGTTTGTCAATGTTTTGTGTGCATAAGAAATAAAGTTGATTGGCTTAATTGATGAGTTAGAAAAGTTTGGACCAGACAGAACAAAAGCGGATGCTTGAACTAATCCAGATCCTGGAATCTCCTGCTTGTAAGAGTTTTCCTCAACTAACTTGCTTGCCGTTGACTGATAGTTTTTTAGAATACCAGTCCTTACAGCACTTCTTGCAAGGGCATCGCTACCTGTTTTACCAGCAACGCCGTAGGTTGTCGATCCAGAAAAGACTGATTCTGCAAACATATATTGTGATTGCATTTCGCAACCAGCCATTGTTGAAGACTCTTTCCAGTATGTATCAAGTCCTGCTGTGTGGCTTACTAGCGGTGTTCCAAACTGGGCACGTCCATGCTTGGCTACAGCACCATTCTTTAGTTTAACGATAGACGGATTGTTGGTATCTGTTTCATAAAATGGCTCTGTGTATATTCTAACTAGCCCTGTTGGGTACATCTTGCCATTAAATTTTAGTCTTGCAAACTCTCTCTGATAATCCTGAATGTCTGCAATCCAGATGTTATAAGATGGAGACATTGACGCATCCCCTGTTTCATTTCCTGTAATGGAATACTCTATTGCATCGTATCTAATAATCTCACCATTTGCATAAAAATATCCAGAATATCTCAATAGGTTAGAGACTGACTCTCCCAAGTCAATTACGTTGTTTTGTAGTACATTGTTTGCCACAGTTGGAACTTGTGCTGCAAGACTACTCTTAAGTGCCACTGCTGCAAGTGCATAACTTGACTCAGTTGCTAACTCATCGTTATAAGATACCCTAGAGTTTTCTGGAGTTACCTGCCAGAGAAGGACTGGCTTATACTTCCAAGAATAATCCTTTTCCATAATGCTTGGGTTAGTAAGCATGTTTCTTTCTTTCTGGATGTATCTAGTTGTGTAACTAATGTTTCCATTGTTATAGATCTTGTTTTCTTCTGAGGCAAGTTGCACAATGTTTGCCAACTTAGTTTTGCCAGCAACCAACTTGTTCTTTACGATACCGCTCTTTTCTTGGTCATTTGTTCCAATAAGAGTAACGTCAGTAGATCTTTCTTCTCGTGTTGGCATAATGTAGTTTTTAGACATCATCACAAAATTATTGTATTCGTCAAAGAACATCGCTGTCTGTGTTGAAATAGCGATAGACTTTAGGATTTCTGCTACGCTTGTGTTTGGTGGAATAAAGAAGAATGGAATAGTAACTTCTTTTTCGTTAGCATTTCTTTTAAAGATATAGTTAGAGAATCCAATGTTGTCAAGAAGTAGAGAAATTGCATAACTTACAGAGGCATTTCTAATAACAACTTCTGGGGCTATGGTTGACTCAAACTTTATAAACATATCTCTAAGTTCAATCTTTACGGTTCTGTCCTCTGAGTTTATAGATGGGAATCCGTCTGCATACATAGTCTTCATAGGGATAAAGTAACTTGCAAAGCCAACAACATCTCCGTTACCGTCAATTTGTGGCACATCCTTTACCTGCTCGTAGAACTTAATCTGTAGGTTGTGGTTTGAGTATTTACCAATAATGCTGTTTGTATTCAATTCATTGAACGCATCGTCGAAGTCAAAGATGTCTACGCTTCCTGTAGAAACTAGAAGGTCTCCTACTGGCATACCGCTGACACCAAGATCTGATGCTGGCTTCTTGATATTAAAACTAGTTGTTCTTTCGGTAATGTCTGCAGCAAGTCTTGGAGACATTTCGATAAGGTCAAATGTAGAACCTTCCTTGTTCATGGTTTCTACAACAATTCTAACTCCATTGATGTAGTCAAATTCTCGGTATACCGTCTTTCCGCTTTCCACAAAGTAGTCTGGATTAGTAAAGTCTGTAACAAAACTTGAGTTGGTTCCTACCTCTTGTGCATATGGTGCCCAACCATACTGTGGAACAAACTCGTAGTAGCCATCTAGATCATCTAGCCAGACATAGAACTTGCCACGAGTTTCTGAATTGCTCTTAACAAAATAGCCATAGCCATTTGTTGACTTTGTTGGCAACAATGTTTCTGAGGTGTATGAGCCTACGTTTAGAAATATGTCTGCTAGTTGTTCTGGCACGATCAGGCCGTACTGGAGTTCTAGGTATCCGTCTGGGCCGATGATTGGTGAGCCGTCTGGTCGTGTACTGTTCTCATTAAAAGAAATTGCTGTTGTCCAACTGTTATCTTCTAGATACTGAATACTCCATCTGGCTGGAGTTCTTTTATTTTCTTCTCCATAAAATGGGTCATCATAGTTGCCAGAACTGTTAGTAAAAGATCCTAGGTCAATGTCTCCAATGTGTGTCTGCATCTTTACAACAAGCCTATTGGCAGGCACTCTGTCCTTATACACTACGAATGGGGCAGCGTCGTCAATGTAGTGCTTTCCATTTACTGTTCTGTTTGCAATGCCTCGTTCATATACGGTTGATGGAACTTCCTGTCCAGCAGGTAGTTCTCCAAACAAAGACGCAGTTCTAAATGAGCACCAGTATTTAAACTTGTCGTTCTTGTGGGCCATGTAGTATCTTGGCCTTCTAGCCATGTCAATGTTGGTTGTGTGAGTATAGGTATTCTTAAAGAATCTTAGTTTATTGATACCCGATCTTGGTCTAAATCTTCCAAAGCAGTCTTCAAGCGAGAACAACATCTTCTCTTTTTCTTTAACTGTCTTAAATGGTGTGCCCTTAGTATTCTCGTCTTCGTAGCCACCGTCAACAACAATGTCTGCGTCTGTGGCATCTGTATAGAAGTATCCACTATCCTGTGGGTCGTAGGTATTGTTTATAATACCGTATTTTACTGATGACTGGTTTGGATAATACCCTGGTCTAAAGCGATAGTTACCAACCTTATCAATGTTTTCTGCGAAGTTCATGTTCCACTCAGTAATGACTGCTGAATCAATTTTTAATGATGATGCAGTCTCTAGGTGATTTTGCAGTTGGTTATCGTAAAACATTATACCTCTTCCAGAGACAAAGAGATGTTCCAGAAATCGTAGTTTGTTCCTCCACGCTTTTGTACAGAGTAGTCAAAGGCCGAGAAGAATACTTCAACAATTTCGTTATACTGTCCTAGGCGACCGTAGGTTCCCTCAACGCCTTCAAAATTTTTATAGTTGTCATAGGCAAGGTAAACCCAGAATGAGCCAGTGTTATTGTTGTACCAGTCTAGCAACTCTACACCGCCTGCCCCACCATCTGTGGTGAATTCAAGATCTGCAGAGTTTGGTCTTCCAGCATTGCCAACATATGGAGACTTTCCAGTATCGGTATCAAAGTTTGCATTCGCTCCATAGGCTCTAGATGGAAGCATGTTCCACTGTACAGATAGATTTAGTTTATCGGCAATGTGGTATGAACGCATACGACCATTGATCATACGCTCACGCTTTTCAATACGGTTATTTGAGAATGACAGTTCTCCCCTGTTGTTGTCAGAAAGGATTAGAAAACTATTGGCAAGAGATGAGTCTTCAATATCGGATGGGTTAGTTCCAACCTCGTAGCCTTCTGGAATATATACTCCGTTGACTAGCGTTCCTGGATTGTTGGCAAACATTATTGCTTGTGGTCTCTGGTATTTCTTTCTACCCGACATGTACGCTGCTGAAGACATTAGAACTTACTACCTCTTACTTGTTGTGCATTAATCTGTCTAATCTGTGTCATAACCGCATTTGCAATCTGATCTGGGTTTGAGTTAGACTTGACATTAACATTAATGTTATATCCATTATACACTGAGTTGGCTCCTGCTGTTCCATTATTGATAGCCTTTAGATTATCTACCCCATAGTTTTGCACACCATACTTGCTTACTACAAACTCTCCTGGGGTTAGCATGGCTGGAACTGTGTCTGTTCCCATTGCAAAACCACCTGCTGCAAGATATTTTGGCATAACCATTCCACCAGCAGCCATCATTTTTGGTGGTGGCTCTGGTGCAGGCATAACCATTCCACCCATTGCAAAATATCCAGGCTTAATCATTCCACCAGATGAACGATTTTTAATATATTTACCAAAACGATTTAGAACATAACTTCCCTTAGATGGGGTAGGCAATCCATAGGTTCCTAACTCACCTTCTTTAGTTGGTATATTTTTTGATCTATCTGTTAAAAACGGAATGTTTGTATTTAATGTTGTTGTTTGAGGGCTACCTTTATCTGGGGTTGGTGTTGGGGTAGGCTTGGTCTTGGGCACAATAACCAGTTTTTTGTTGCTAGCGAAGTCTTCTGGTTTTATAATATCTGGCTTTACAGAAACATCTTCTCCACTTAGTGCACCAGGAATCTTTTTTGCAATGTCTAGGGCCTCTTGAAGTTTTGCAATATACTCAGTAGTTTTTGTTTTTGCCAAACCTATATTGTTTTCAATATTTAGCCACTGATCTTTTGTTTGACCAAGAACGTTTAAGGCTGCACTATCTTTTTCTAGTTGTTCTTGTGCAAGGTCAATTCTTCTCTGGGCTGGCTCTAAAGTATTTTCCTCAATTTCAAAAATTTGCTGTTTAATGTTCTTTAGATTGTCTTCAATCTGATTACGAGTCATTCTAACTTTTTGGTTATTAACCATTACCTCTACTGTCAAAGACTCTAGTTCATTTGTTCTTTGAGCCTGTAGGGATTCTTTTTTAGCCTCAAGTGCGTTCTTAGCCTTTTGTTGTTGCAACTGTGCAATACCTGCTGCTGCACCTGCAATGTCTCCTCTAGAAACCATTTGGAAGATATTTAGTTCTTCCTTGTTTTGATCTGCAATTCTATCATTAGCAGCAATAATCTTATCTAGGGCTTCAAGTCGGTTATCGTACTTTTCATTAATGGCACTTTCGCCATCCTCAAGTCTCGTAAGCCCTGCCTCATAGTCATCTGCCTGAAAATTAAGACCACTAACGATTGCTTGCTGCTGTCTAATTAGATCCTGATCTACTTTTGTGCTAATTTTAAACTTTAGTTCTAAGGCATTTTCTTCTTTGCTAAACCACTCAGAAACGCTCTGCATTCTTTCTTTAAACTGGTCTTCTAGTGGCAAAAGTCTAAACTTGAGGTTTACATTGTCTTTGGTTTTTTGAGCCAACTCGTTAATTGTTTTAAAGCCTTTTACGCCTTCTCCTGTTGCATACAGCAGTCCATCGGCTAACTCTGGGTCATTCAGTATTGACTGAACTTGCTCTGCGTCTAGGCCAGTCTGTTGCAAATACCTTGAAAGATTTTCTAATTTGTCTAGTCTTGCATTTTCTCCTGTTAGATTTTTGATTGCATCACTCAGAGTGTTTGTCTTTGTTAGTGCTATATATTGCTCTGTAAGAGATACCAGTTGTTTCCATTGTTTTGTTCCAACCTTTGTAGTAGCAAGAGCAGTGGCAAGGGCTGGATCTTTTGCAACCTTAAACGCATCTGCTGCCGACATTCCTGCTTTTGATAACTTGCTATAAGCAGAAGATGCATTATTTATCTCCGAAATATTTGTTCTTAATTGTTCTGTTGCTATCTGGAATGGAGACTTTTCCCCAGTACCTTCGGTACCTGTCTGCTGATTTGCTCCATAAATTTCATCAAATTTTTTATTAATACCCTTCATTTCTTCTACTTGAGAAGCAATAAATGCTTTTGCATTTGCTATAATATTTGGAGGTGCAGTATTTTGAGTAATGATATTCATTGCTTGAATAACTTTAGTAAGTTCCGCAACATCACCAATTGCTCCTGCTGCTGCTAGTTCCATAAATAGTATTTGATTTGCAAAACCTTGAATATTGTTCTTTTCTAGTTCTGCTGCAAATGCTTTATTTTCGTCTGTTCCACTAGCCAATGTCTTTTTAAAATTCGTAAACATTTGTGCGGTCGTGGCAAGTGGATTTGGCAAGGCGGTAATTTGTTGTCTAATTATTTCCATTCTTGCAGAATACATTTCTTGATCAATCTGGCTAGTCTTAAGGGCATCTCTTAGGGAGAATATTGCCTGATTAAGTTGTTCAGATCTTCCAATAATAGTATTTTTTGAGTTGGTCTTATTTGGAGTTTCCATTGCAGTTTTTATATCTGCAGTAAGTCCAGAAATTAGTTTTTTAAAGTTTGCAGGATCTTTAGATGTTATATCAATTGATGCAAAATCTAGTTTTACGTCTGTTCTCTTTGCTTCCATTTGTAGGGCATTGATTGTGGCCTCTATTTCTTCCCTGGTAAATTGACCAGTAGCCAATAGCCTAAGTGCAACAGTGTTTTGAATACTTGCTAAATCTCTTTGTGATGCGTCCCTCATATCGGCAATTGTAGATTTGTACTCGTCAAGGAAGTTTTGATTTTCTAGCAATTGCTGAGTAAAGGAAATATCTTCTTGTGTTGCCGTTGCGGAGAATCCGCTTCCAATTGTGTCTAGTGACGAGACAAACTCTTCTTTTCCAAACGCTTCGCCAACTGCATTGATTTGTTTAGCGGTTATGCGAGATGCATCGCCAAGACCTTCTGTTTCTAAACGAGCACGTTCATTTGCTTTATTTACCTGATCAACAACGATTGCCAATGCTGTAATTCCGAGAGCAATTTGTCCAATCACTGGAATAAAACTAACTGCCCCCCTGACCATTGCTAGCAATGCTGGTCCAACCGTTCTCAGTGCACCAAAGAATCCTTTAATGCCTGGTGCTGCTGCTTTAAATGCGGTAGAAACTGGTAGGAAAGCCTTTTTCATTGTTGCTAGAAAGCCTAGTCCACCTGCAGCCTTTGCTGCAGCACCACCCTTACTAAACATTAGGAAACTTCCTATTTGAGCAAGTATGCCACCCTTTGCCTTCATTGTTGCCATTGACAATAGATCCATAACGGTTATCAGTGCATAAGATACTCCAGAAAATTGCATGATTGCAGTAGACACTTGACCAACTGCTCCGCCTGCCATAGTTCCTGCTGCTGCTAGGGAGGTCAGTGCGAATGATGTGTTTCTTATCACACCCATAGTCTTGTTTAGTCTGCCAGTATTTCCATCAGCATCTGGTGTTTCTTGCTTACGCCTTTGTTTTTTACCAGGTCTGTCCGATAGGAGCGATTGTTGTAGAGGGCCTATGAATCCCATAGTTGCAGTTTGTTGCATTGCCAATAGGTTTGCATTTTGTGCGACTGCTGCTGCTCTTGCTGCTATCGCTTCTTTTTCAAGAATTTGCACTCTCTGCTTCATTATTGGAACTAGGCTGCCTTGAGCGTCAAGATATGGCCTAACTATTCTTCCAGCAACGTCTTTTAGGTGCTGGCTCATAGCAGGGGTAATAGTTGTCATTGCTGTGGTGGCTGCTAGTCCAAATGCCTCTCCTGCTACCCTGACTTTTGGAATATTTTCACGTAAGGCTCCGTTTAAAGCAAATCCATAATCTCTACCAATTTGAATTGCTCTCTTTGGTGGAGAGTTTCTTTGAACTGCTTCGTTAGTACCTTGCTCAATGGCAGCAGCAGTTAGTGCTGTGGCCTTTTTGGTGCCTCTCTTAGTTCCCTCAACAATTGTGCTAGAGACAGATCCAGAAATGACTTCCATACCTGCAGCAGACATTGCCGATCTTGATTGTTCCAAATTAGCATTTGCAGGAACATCAACACTCTTTCCACCAAACCTAATTGTTTTAATTTCATTTATTTTTCTTTGAAGTGCTTCTTGTGCTTGCCTACTAAGATCCAACATTTTTGCCTGTGCTAGCGACATGGTGGATGGTGCTGTCATGTGTGCTGCTACTGGTTCTTCAAGTTGTGCTCCTCTTCGTTTTGCAAATGCCAAACCTCTATTTGCTATTGTTGTAAATCTTCCACGAAGGTTTGTAAGTCTTTCTCTACCAAGAGCCATAAGACGACCAGAACCTCTTTGTCTTTGAATGGTGTCTTCTTCATAGGTGGTTGGTCTTGTTGCAATAAGGTCAGACGCTTTTTTTATTTCTGGAGAGGTTTTTATCTTTTGTCTTGCTGCCTCTACTGCTCTGTAAAGATCCTTGTCTCCCATAGTTTTTGCTGTAATGGATGAAACTTCTTCTGCAATTCCAAGGCTAAGTTGTTTTCCGTAGTCAAGAACTTCTGGATTGCTTCTAAAAAATTGATCAATCTTAGATTGAGTTGTTGCACCGCCAAGTTCTTCTGCAAGGGCAACTAGGAGCGGTCCCTGAATATCTATTGGATTTTGAGAAAATTGTCTAGCAATTTCAGATGGCGATGCTTGACCAACGTTTAGTTGACTGTTTGCTTGCTTAGATAGTAGTGCTGTAAAATCTGTATATGTTCTAAAAGAATTATAGCCTCTAGTGTCAACGTTGCTATCTTCAAATCCTGGAATATTATCTGCAACAATGCCCTGAATTAATGCAGCATACTTGGTTGCTTGCTTTGCTGGAACAACTGCTTCTCCTGGAGCAAGCATTGCAGGAATAATATCTCCAGCACCCTTTGGACCAGGAACAGATACAACACCCTTTGCATACTTCTTTGGCATTGTAGCAGCAGAAGCACCTCTACCCTGGAATGTTAAGTTTGCATTATTTGCACGTTGTAGTGCTTGTGTAAGTTTATCTACCGCTACTGCTTCTGATGTAAATCTTTGTTCTAGTCTTTGGTGTACCTGCTCAAGAGATGCAGCAACGCTGGTTGCCTCTAGTTGCTGCTGGGTCATGTATTCTGTTTGATCGCCTAGGAATCTGGACGAGTTTCCAGACTTAGTAAAGATGTTTCTAACAAGCATGAACCCCTTGATAATGTTTGCGATACCGTTAGCAAGAAGACCAAAGGTCATAATTAGAACTGGACCAAGACCACCAATTACAACAGTAAGTCCCATGATAAAGTTTTTTGCTCCAGCATCAAGTTTGTTAAAGTTTTCTAGTATCTTCGCTCCGAACTCAATTACTGGAGTTACAAGTTTTAGGAAGATTTCTCCAATAGGGGCTAGAGCAACCTTTAATTCTTCAACTGCCTTTTGGAATTTAAACATTGATGAAGCAGCAACGGTTCCAAGTTCCTTAGATGATAGGGCTGCTAAGTCCGAAGCACTTCTACCAGTTAGTTCAAGAACACGTGATGCCTGGGTGCCCTCTGCAATTACGTTTTGGAATAGTGTAGATAGACGTGAGAACTGGAACTTTCCAAATAGTTGCTCAATGGCTCTTGCTCTGCTTAGTGGGTCAAGCGTGTCTAGGGCACTTGCAAAGTCTATTACGAGGCCCTTAACATCTCCCCTGTTTGCTTCTACAATTTCCTTAACGTTGATACCAAATCCAGCAAGCATTTCTGATGCTTTTCCTGTTGGATTAATCAGGGCTGCGAGACCAGACTTAAGTGCGTTAGCACCTTCTGATGCGTTAATTCCACCTTCCTTCATTGCTGTTAGGAAGAATGCTAGGTCTTCTACGTCACCACCGAGTTGCTTGACAACAGGACCAGCCTTTGGTACCGCAATTGTTAGGTCTTCAATAGATGTTACTGTTTGGTTTTCTACTGCGTTTAGGAAGTCAATCTTTTTTGCAAGATCTGATGCAGCAATACCAAATGCGTTTGTAATAGATATCGTTGTTCCAAGAGCCTCTTGCTGCTCTACCTGACCAAGAACTGCTAGACGGTTTGCTTCTCTAACCTGTGCTGTTAGGTCTGCTCCTTGGTTACCTGCTGCAGCAGCGGTGGCTGCAAGTTCCATGGTCTTTTCAGCAGCAACACCATATTTTGTAAACTCGGTAGCAAGATCACGGATCTGATTAATCATTGCATCTGTTTCAGCGGTTGGTGTCATTGAGTCACCGTATACACGTCTGAACTTAATTACCTGCTGTTCCATTGCCATAAAGGTCTTAGCAGCAGCAGTACCCACCATTGACAAAGGAATGGTAAAACCAACCATCAACTGGCGACCAGCCCATTGAGTGTTCTTACCGAAGTTTAGAAGATTTGTAGAACCCTGCTTTAGCAGTTGGTTCATTAGTTGTTGCTTCTGGGCAGCGATTGCTGTCTTAGTTCCTAGATCTTGCATGTCTAGGGATAGTGGTCTAATTGCAATAGACTTTAGTGCACCGCTAGCATCACGACCGAGTCTGACGTATTGTGTCTGTAGGGTTTTTACACGTTCTCTGGCTACCTTGTCAATGGTATCCATTTCAGTTTTAAAGAACTTACCGAAAGTTTTTGAAGCACCACCAGCAAACTTGAAGTACTGTCCCATAGACAGTTTGTTCTTTTCAAGTGCGGTTGTAAAAGATTCTGTGGTGCTTGCTATTGTTTTGATTGAGGCAGAGAATTTGCCTGTCTGGTTGATAGTGTTTATTAAGTTGCTTTGCATGTTGGATGCAGCAGCACTTGCTGCAGCACCCGAACGTGCCATGGATTCATAGAAGGCTGATATCTGACGTTGCAGAGTCCTAACATTCGCTAGGGCTTCAGACGTATTAATATTAACATTAATATTGGACTGAATGTCAGCCATCCATAAACACCTTCTTTATTTTTATTTAACCCCGATGATTGACGCATCGGTTAGGTTGATACCAGAAGCCTCTTCGACAATCTTGTATACGGTCGGAAGATCTAGAAGATCCTCCAGTTTTGCTAGGTCATCTGCAATCTCTGGCTTGTACTGCTTTAGAGCGATTTGTACACACTCCATAAGAAGATTCATAGATTTTGCATTGTCCTCAGCAACCTCTGCGATCTTCTCAAACTTATCCATGAAATCACGGAGTAGAGAAATTCTCAGCGGTCTAACTGAAATAGTTGTTCCATCGATAAGACTGATTGTCTTTGCTTCGTTGATGGTAGTTGTCATTTTTGCCTCCCTTAAAGGTCTCTATTATTATAACACAAAAGGCTATTAGACTTCTAGAGTTTTTCGTAGGTTAGGCCCATGCCGATGCCAAAGCCAGCCTTTGATGCATTTGCACCTTGATATGCTAGAATATCATTTGAGTTTGCTGCTTGGCCACCGCTAAACACTTTAGCCTTCATCTTTTCCCAAGCATCTTCTTTACCAGAATGTTTATCTAAGTCTACTCCCTGCATTGCAGCCAAAAACTTCTTTTCTGCATAGTCTGCTTCACGCTTGGCGTTCAGGGTTTCTGTTAGTTCTGCCATAGATAATGATGCCTCAAGTTCTTCGTAGTCTTTCCAGATGCCGAGCAAAAATACCTCTGCCTCTAGTTTTGCTAAGTCTAACTTTCCCCAACTGTTCTCATCGTCTACTGACTCCTGCTTGTCTTCTTCAGATGGCTTTAGTTTTATGCCTGCAGAGGCTTCCAGAAAAACATAAAGGTTTGGCATGTCTAGGTTATCTTCTAGGTCTTCAACCGTCTTGATCGATGGATAATACTGTTTCATTGCTATTACAGCAGACTCCATCAGCAGCCTATTCGCCTCTTCGGTATTGTCCTGTGACTCTTTTAGTTGGTCAAACTTATCCATAAACTGTCTTAGGTACTTGATCTTTAGAGGGGTTATGTAGACCTCAGTTCCATCCACAAGGTAGATGTTTGCACTTTTATATATTGTAGTAGCCATTACTCTATTGTACCAAAAAGAAACTGCCCAGGTACGAATACCTGAGCAGTCTCACAATATTTAGTTATTAGACTGTGCGGTGCTA